TAATGCCAGTGAAGGCCCTTATTCTTTTGGCTTGCTCCATTCTCATAGATCATGCAAGGGCCATACAGAGGAACCAGAACTTCATTGCAAAGGGTCTTGTGGATTTGCCGGTCAGTGATATGGGGCGCATCAATGGGACGAACCTTCCCACGCTCGCACAAAGTAAAGTGGGAACATTTCATGGGTTTCCAAGTCTGATCCAAAACCTTCCGCCGCCTGTTGGCGGTTCCTGAAAATAGGTGATTTTCAAAGTTTTGAACACTTTGCTTCCATCGTACCCCATTACAGCATTTCTTCCCATAGAAAAACATCTTCCGGTAAGAAAATACTTTGTCCACCGGCCCAAGGGCATTACACCGGGCCTGTTTTCTCGCTTGCCGCTTTGCTTTGCGGCGCTGGTATCTTGCTTCATGCCGTTCTTGGCTTGTCATAAAAATAAGTATTCGCCTTTCGTACAGATAAATTGTAGGGTGCCGTCTAATCTGCTTTGCCCTTGCACATGAAATGGGATATGGCACGATCCCCCACCATGCAAGAAGCGTCCGTGTAAGGGCATCAAAGGGCAGTTTTAGGGATTGGCTACCCAAGGAAGTATCTCTCCTTTTGCGAAGGTCGTCTTTCACCTGAAATCCAAAAGCCGGGTTTCTGTTACTCCATTTGACCTCGCAATCGCAAAATCCGGGCCGCACGCCAGCCGAGTAGCAAGCGTTGTTATTGTTGTTGTTGCCGTTGTTGTTGACATTGCAGAAATTGTTATTGTTGTTGTAATTAGGGGAACGCAACCACCACCACACCGCCGAGGTCACATTAACAGAGATACACCTAATTTTTTTGAAGTTAAGTTTTCAATCTTGAACCTACATTCTTAATGGCCCCTTTCAAAAGTTCATTTTCTTTGTCGATCAGTTCACCAAGATTTTGCGCCATCTTATCCAATTTTTCCATTGCGTCTTGTGATTTGACTGCATTTCCCTTGGAAGTAGTAAAGGCCCCTTCCGGGTTCTGGTTCAAAATCAGATAAACATGGGTTAGGCGAACATCAAGCGCCATCAGGGAAGCCCTTGCTTCAAGCAAATGCGCCTTCCGCAAACTCACCCGCTGTTGGTCTGAAGGAAAAATGCTGTTGGCCTTTTCCGCATGGTCTATGATCTCACCGGCCAGCTTTGCGATTGGCTCCGCAATCAGCCGGGAATACCGGGCGGAAAGGCGGGTGAGAAAGTTGATGGTTTCAACATAGATTTGGTTAGCTGTATTGATGAATTCAGCCTTACTTGTGGTTCGCTTTTGCTTCAGTACGGACACGGTTACACCCCTCTTGGTGTGTTGTCAATTTCAATCGGGCCTTGCTCTCTTTCTACATCTTCCAAGTGCTTTAGAAGCACATATTCAATGTAGTTGGTTATTGACCGATGATCACGGGTTGCAAGCGCCCCGATTTTGTCAAATACTTCATCTGATAATCGCAAGGTAAAAACCCGCTTATTGGTTGCCATCCTATAACCTCCAAAAATTTTGCATAAGATTATTGTATGGCGTTTTTCGGTTTGTGTATGCGCTCTAAAGACAGGTAAGTGATAGCACTTTGAACGGAAAAAGCAATTTTTCAAAAATCGCGTCGGCGCTTACGCGCCGAATATTTTTTTTTATTTTCCTTTCACCCG